GTCATCACCGTCAAATTTAAATGTAACTATAGAGTTAGCTGATCCAGCTTCAAAAGTTAATACTAATGTATCGCTAGTTGTGTTAGCTTCTACCCAACCTGCGCCGTCTAAAACTATAATGCTATTAGCAACAATTTTGTCAGCTGTTACAGTTGGAAATGAAATCATTTTTTTCATAGTTTAAATATTTTTATTGATTATTAATTAATTTGTTTGTGATTCTAAGTTTATTGTTTATGGTTTTATAGTTTACGTATAATCTACTTTAATAGTAATTACACGTTTTTAGTAAATAGTAATTATTCTACTATAACTATATCTCTAGCGCGAATAACCCTATACATAGTATCGTTATAAGCTATATCATGACCAGCTACACCATCGTAATATATTACATCACCTGGTTTGACAATAAGAGCGTCGTTACCTACAGATATAATGTTTCCTTTTCTATATCTATTTGTTTCATCTGTTTCGTCAGTCAATATAAGGCTACCAACTTTCTTTGGCCCTTCTTTTATTATATCAACTATTACATAATCGTTAACTGCTTGCATTTGGTATTCTTATATTTGATATTACACAATCCGCTGACATAATAGTTAGTGCTACACTTACAGCGTTTTTAAGCGCAGACTTAGTTACAAGTACTGGATCAATAATACCAGACTCAACCATATTAACTTCTTTGCTAGTTGTCACATCTACACCTATACCTTTAATAGGCCTTGGTGCTACTTGTTCTAAACCAGCATTATCAAGTATAGTTTTAAATGGTGACGATAGAGCGTTAAGTAATACTTTACCAGATTTATCAGCTTCTATTTCTTGACTAGCATTTAACAGAGCTACACCACCCCCTGGCACGATACCTTCTTGTAAAGCAGCTTTAGTTGCATATATAGCATCTTCAACTCTATCTTTCTTTTCTTTTAATTCTACTTTAGAGTTAGCACCTACTTTTATTATACCTACACTACCTGATAGCATAGCTAACCTATCTTCTAGTTTTCTTTTAATAAAGCCATTTTGCTCATCAAGTAATTTTTTATTTAACTCGTCTATTCTGTCTTCAATATCTTGGGTCATGCCTTCTAACGTTAATACAGTGTGCTTATCGTCGGTTACAGCAAACTCAGCCTCACCTAAATGCTCAGGCTTCATTAAATCTAAATCATCACCAAGTTCTTCATTTAATACCGTAGCACCTGTAAGTATAGCTAAATCTTCTGTAGCATCTTTTTTAGTAGGACCAAAACCAGGTAAATCAATAATATTAACTTTAATGTTACCTTTTACCTTGTTCATTAAAAGCGCCGACTTTACTTGCTGTGCCACTGGAGCTACTATAAGTAAAGGTCGGTTGTTCTTTATAACAAACTCTAATATGTTTTGTATTTTTCTAATATTAGGTATTTCAGAAGAACAAATAAAAACGTATGGATTATCTAGTTCACATGTTTGTTTTTCTGTGTTAGTTACAAAATGAGGTGATGTCATACCACACTCTACTTTAACACCATCTACGATGTCAACATATGTATCTTCTGACTCGCTTTCTTCCATCAGCACTACACCATTTTTACCAACTTTATCATAAGCTTCAGCTATAATAATGCCAAGATCTTTATCGTTATTGCAAGATATAGCACTGACAGATTTTAACATATCACCTTCAACGTCTATTGCTTTATTGTTTAAATAAACAATAACGTCTTCTAACGTTTTGTTAACTCCATTTTTAATTTCTCTGATTGTTAGACCACCTGCGACTGCGGCGTCTATTTGTTTGATTAGTTCTTCAGCTAGCACTGTAGCGGTAGTTGTACCGTCTCCAGCATCTTTAACTGTATTACGAGCAGCTTCTTTAATTAAAG